ATCGAAAGCTCTCAGACAAGTGATCAACGACATGCTTGAAAAGAACGGTTTTTCTAAACTAGTTAGAGGCCGAGAACGTATGTACAGGAGAACTCTCAAGATGTTTGTTCCAAACAATCTGATGAACACAGGCAGAGAAAAACACCTAGCCATTGTGGACTCAAAAGGTAAAAAAGCAGACATGAGGTATTCAGGCGAAGCCGCTACGTGCCTTGACAACACATTTGTAAATGCATTCACCACCATGGCAGTTTGGATGGAAGTTGATGGGAAACATGACCTGCTAGCAGCTGAATATGAAAAACTTGGCCTCATCGCAAAGATACAAATCGTGGACCTTCAGAGATCAACATACCTAAAAGGCACGTACATTGTCAAACACCAATCCCAAGAAGTTGCATGGATCAGATTGCCTTCCTTTCTCCTCAAATTTGGAAAAACTCAAGAAGACCCAGAAGTTATTTTAAAGCAAAAACACCTCACCCTTAATGAGAAATGTCGATTGCTACTAAGAGCACAGTGGTTGGGTTACGGGGACATGCGTTCAAATTGGTTCTATGGCGCCTTGGACGATATGTTTCGTAACGTTACTACTGTACTTGATCCCGTGAACACGGATTTTTCCATGCAGTTCTGGCAGATAACTCAGAGAGCTGAAAAACTAGATGATGACGCTTGGAATGCATTCATGCTAGCCAGATACAAAATAACCGTGGAAGAGATGTTACATTTCCTTGAGACCCTGAAACATGCTCTTACATTCGACTTACCAGTGCTATACCATCACCCCATGATAATGAAATTTTCCTGTGATTACTAAATCCACGCACATTTCGACCAATCATGCACAATGTCGTTAAACTTACTGCACGCGTGGAACCATAACACGTTCCTGGGGTGTGGATACCTACTTGATGGGAGTTGCTTACTCAGCTAAAGGAAGCTAAGTCTTAAGTAAGACACTGTAAAAATGTAAATAATGTCAAAACAAATTGTAAAATACGAGAAGAAAACAAACACTGTGCCAAGAAGAAGAAGAGTTGTTGTGGTTAAACCAAAACCAAAACACAACAAAAAGAAAGACCAACAGGGTAGCATGCGTATCAGCAAAGGCCCTGCGGCTATGGGTTACGACCTGCGTCAAAAGAGAGGTCCCCGTATCACACGTAGTGGTAATGAAGTAACTGTCGCTCATAGAGAATATGTGGCAGTCGTAAATGGTTCGAGTAACACCGTAGAAAGTATGGTTCTGGAGAAAATCAGAATCAACCCAGGTGACTCGGAAACATTTGAATGGCTGTCTGGTTTTGCTAAAGCCTATGAGAAGTATGAAGTGAAGAAAATGATAGTAGAATATGTACCCACCACCACTACCATAACGACTGGACAAGTAATATTGGTTCCTGATTACAATGTAAATAATCCTCAGCAGAATGCCCTGAACCAAGTATTAAACAACATGAATTCAGTCGCTGGTTCAGCATGGACGCCCAAAAAATTGATCATCAGTCCGTCCAAATTTAACCAAACCAAATCCTTCCTTATCAGAAATGAAGCTTTTGTCGCATCAGATTATCTGCTGTTCGACCCAGTAAATGTGTATGTGGGTTCAAATGGCACACCAGATAATACCTCATTGGGACAATTGTACATCAGTTATGTTATCAAATTCATGGTGCCAAGTACTAATAATCAG